ACCAACTAACATCTACAGCAGTATGGTTTACATTCTTATCTGTTATAGATTTATCTTTCTGTACTATTTTAACTGCACCAGATATATTAGAACCATGCATTACAAACTCTTGACAATCACCTTTCTCGTTGGCGTTAATCATATTGTTCTCTTTGACCACTGCCATTTCTTGAGCAGATATAGAGGCACCAGCATTTATTACACTGTCGTATAACATAGCAGGCAATCTAGTCCAACCTCTTAAATATGTTTCGTTCTCTTGGCAGTAACCACTGTTATATATTTCATGTGTGATACCAGAATCAACTGCTATCAAAGCGTCTGGTGTAAATTCTCTATACAGTGCATTACAACCATAAATTTTACCTTTGCCTTTTAATTTATTTAAATCGTATTCTTTACGACTTTCTCCGTTACCTATTACAAATGCGTTAGACATATAATTTCATTGTTCCTATTAGTAATACAAGGGCAAGGCACGTGTTCAGTACTATCAATGCTCTGTCATGCCATAGAATACCTACCCATAACCAACCTAGAGTACCTATCAAACTAAAATATAGATCGCCAGTAGCATAAGAACCTGTTGATCTTAAACATACTGCCACTAGTATTAAGAAACAACTGAACCATTTTAAATACCATGAGAAGTCATGTAATGGTGTTATCTTCTTAATCATTGTAGGTTTTCTCACCTCTTGTTTTTTGATTTGTTTTAATTTTGAGATTTGTTTTTTAAGTTTAATAATCTCATCTCCGTCTTCAAACATTCCACTATTCGTCATCTTTTGTTTCTTTCATATCTTTTGAACCTATACTGTATGCAATATACAATATGATTATCGTTAATATCATTCCTATAAAAAATAGGCCACCTAATCCCATTATAATGGTTTCATAAACATTGGTATCATTATGCTTGGATCTCTAAACACTTCGTCTTGAAGTTCTTTCACACTGATTGCCATGTATATGAGTAAACCTAAAATGGCAATCTTATACGTTATATCTAATTTATTTAACACTTTTTCTATTTTGCTCCTTATTTGTTACAAAGACTCTGACTAATCTTGATAGATCAACCTCTGTCTCTTTTAAGTTAGTAGGGTCTATAAACCTTACTATACAATCGTTGACCATCATTTTATCTAATGTATCGGCGTTCATCACAACTGCACTTGCCGTATTCTTTCTCCAATCATGGGAGCTATATACTGATTGTGCCATTATGCCTCTTTCCTATTATCATTAAGAGGTAAATGATCTTTCTTCATTATAAAAGTAAAATGTTTCTTACACAAGTTTACTGGTATAATACTTAACTTACCCACCAATGTCTCTGGTTTATTGTGTATGAATTTAACGTCACACACTGTACATTTGTACTTCTTAAGCTTATAGTTTAGTTTCTTTGTCGTCATGTTGTTTTCCCTTCCTTTTGTTGTTTACTTAATACCTTTTTTTAGAACATCGTATACAATCTTTTTCCAATTGTAGTGTTGATCTACAGAGTTAACCATTATGATTGTACCATTGTCCATATCAAGAGTTATCTGTTGACCACCATGTCCGTCCATTCCCCAAACAGTTCTATTTTTATCTATTCCAATGAAACCCATGTGAAACTGACCACCATATTGTTTAGTGATAGCACCGATTTGATATGGCTTATAACCATCGTGACCTTTGTTAACTTTATTGTCGTTAATAAATCTTAAATATTCACCAATACAAGAATCAGAGTTATAATCTTTTATGATTTGGTCTGCTATTCTTATATAATCGTGTGACTTAGCAAAGAAAGTAAATCTAGAGTTACCCTCTTTAAAGTCTGCTGACGACCAAGTAGTCTTTTGAAAACTAACTCTATCTTTAACACCAACATGATCTCTAAAGATTGAAGTTAAAAACTTCTCATAATCTTGAGCAGTATCAAACTTACTGATCATATAATTTACAGCAACGTGTGTTGCTAGAGCAGAGTAATTGTATTGGTTAGATTTCTTTTTAGAACCTTTAAAGTACATGTTCATAGTTCTTGCAATACTTGTTTTCTGTATAGTTTGGTCTGCCTTACCAAAGATAGCACCATCAGAACTCTTTTTAAACTGACCATATTTGTATTCACCTACAAAGTTATGATCACCTGCTGTCATGTTTAATATTTGTAACAAAGTATTATCGGCATATAGTGTATCATTTAAAACGTCCCAATCTGCAACTGATTGACTTACACTACCAATATAACCTTGACAAACTGCGTGACCAACAACATAGGTAACTAAACTCTTACCCATAGAATTTGATCTTAACAGATTATCATTCTTTTTAAATTCTTTCGCACTATTACTTCCTTCATAGTTAGATTTGTCTACAACTATCTTACCATTTTGAAAGACTACAACATTAACCAAAGCAGTTTTCTTGTTGTTAGCTAATTGTTTATCAATTAATTTTGTATAATCGTTTTCTTGTATAAGTTCAGTTTCTAATTTCTTGTAATTTTCTGAACCATCTGAACCATAGTTGTACAATTTATACATTTGTTCAAACGATTTATGGTGTGCATTAGCAATGCTAGATAAACCAAACCATAATAGTATGTTAAGTGTGATAATAAACGTTAAGTATTTTTTCATAGTGTTTTCCTTTTTGTTATTTGTCATATTATTGGTATATAATAACATAAAAACATGCAAAAGGCAAGTAATTAATATGAGAACATTTAGTGAACAAACACGTCCTTTAACGTTAATTTAGTCTCGGTTTCGTTGAATTTGATGAAGTTTTTGTGTTTTTTAAGTCTTTTAGAGTATATGGGCCATACAAATGTCTCTGTAATTTGTTTATCCCATCGGTTTACAAAACCTAAATGATGATTTAGAATCACCATGGTCTGAAAGGTTATTCTTTTTGAGAGAAGAAGTTTAAACAGGCGAGGATGCTGGCCTCCAGTAATAGATAGGCCATCGTCAAAAGAAATACCACGACTAGCAAAATCGGTATCAATACTCTTGCAATCTGCTCTAAAATGGTAATTAACACTATCTGAATATTTTCTATAATTGAGGTATATATTTTTGCCATCTTTTTCTAATAAGTTTCCGACCCATTGTTTATCATTGTCTAAAAAGTTAGCAACGAAGAAGTCTGTTATCTCATATTTATCGTATTGTTTACTTAACTTGTGAAAGAAATATCTATCATTTCTCTTTGTAAATGTATCTAGTTTACAGTTGACCTTGCCACTATAGCTATGAAAATCATACTTGTCTGTTGTGAAGTGTAATTTTATTGCTAGATAAGTTTTAAATACGTCAAATCCGTCATGCATTATTATACCGGTAGCGACCCTTGTTTTGGTATATTTAATAGTTTTAAATTGATCGCTTCAACCTTTAATTTCTCTTTGATTTGTTTGTTGATAAATGAATTAACTTTACCTGGATCTAAATCTTTTTCTTCACATAAATGTATTATAGCATCCATATAAGACAATTTCTCTTTCTTAACAGCAGTTTCTATCTCTTGTGAGAAAGTCTTGGAGTTCATTTTAATCATTGTTTTCCTTTATTAAACTTGTTCTATTAAATGTATGTACTAGTATACAAGTTTGTTCGCCTGTAGGTATATCTATTGTATAGATTTTCTGGTCTTTCATCTGAAACTCTGTGACCATCATAACAGGATCTCCAGTTGCTTCTGCACCTGCTCTGCCTAAACTTGCTGTCTCTGGTATAAAACCTTTAGAGGCAATAAATTCATAAACGTAAATAGGTTCACCACATATCACAGGCACAGTGCCTCCAGCCAAGTTCGGGTTGTCCATGTACTCGTCTGCTTTTACTGATTTAAAACCTGTTGATAGAATTAATAGAGTAAACATAACTATCGCCAAAGCGATTAGTATGTTCTTTAAACTACCCATTAAACTACTTTGATTTTATTCTTATTCATTTCTTCATAATGTTTATAGAAACCTTGTATAGCAATACCTAGTTTTTCTTCATATGGTTTTCTTTCTTTAACAAAAGGCACCATTGAACCATCTTCGCCAGCAATTAATATTACTAACTGATTAATTTCAGTACCATATAGTTCTTCATACATCATCGCATAGGCACATGTTTGTAAGAAGTAATTCTCAATCCAAGACTCTTGTCTTTCTTTGTTAGCAGTCTTAAAATCAATTACTGATAGTTTACCATTATACTCTGCAATACAGTCCACTTGTCCAGCAATTGTTAACTTCTTACTGTACATGATTGTCTCTAAAGCATGTATGTTATTGATCTGATCTACGTATGGTTTAATTAGTCTGAACATACCTAGAGGTAACACACTTCTCTCACTCGGTGTTTCACCTTTCATGTATTGTTCAATCAAGTTGTGAGTTGCTGTACCACGTTTGGCTGCTCTTCTCATTTCCCAATTAGCAACGTCTTCACCAATACTGTCTCTCCACTTTTGTAGTTCTTTACTCTTTGAAATACCAAGTACTGTTGTTATTGAAGGATAGTGTTTACCATCTATTTCGTAAAATCTGAATCCATCTATTTTCTTACCCTTTGTTTTCGGCAAAGGTGTCTCGTCTAGTTTCTTAAATGTAAATTTGCTCATAATATAATTATCCTATCACTTTATTGTTAATTTGTCAACCCTTATTTACTTCGTCTAATGCCCATTGTCTTTCCTGACACCACCAACAGGTATTACCACAACCACCAGGTACAATACAAGAGGCTGTCATATCTAATAGATCGGTAATGTCGTGATCATTGTATGCTTGTATTATAAATCTCTTATCAACTGTCTTATATGGTGCTAGATCATCTTCTTGTCTCTCTAGTTCTTCCCAATATAGACCACCAGGTAACCTTACTAGTTTCTCTGGATGACCTTGTGTAATTTTAAATGAATTTTGTATATCTTTAGGAGGACCCATTGATATGCCATGCAAAGTATAGTCTACTATTTTTTCTTCTAACATTTTTGACATTGGTCTAATGTAAGTATGTTTTGATGGAGCTTCGCCGCCCTCTGTATCAAACACCACAGATAATGGCCAGTTGATTGTTACAAATGGAAATTTGTTTCTAATGTAATATATGATTTTAGGTATCTGTTTACCATCACCAGGTGCCCATAGGTCAAGACCATTGTATGGTTGTATTGTAATATTTAAATCTTGTTCTTGTATTGTATTTGCTATGAGATAACACAATAAGGTACTATCAGCGCCACCTGACATGGCAACTGCAATAGTTTTGTTTTTAAACTTACTATCTTCTAGTACCTTTATTGTTCCAAATTCATTCTCATACTTCATAATTTAAATGCCTTTTTTGGCGTACATGTCGTTTAGTTCGTCACGTGTTTTCTTATGTTCATCGTTAATCGGTGTGGGCGTTCAAGTAGATAGTGCTTTAATTCTATCTCTTAATCTCTCTGCTCTAACACCAACTTGTTTTGCCCAACGGCTGTCCATCATTTCAACGGCTGCTGTTGACCAATTACCATCATTTACGGCTGCTACAAACTTCTTAAACTTTGATAGTCTTGGAGCACCCATGTTGAAACACATATTTACAATTACTTCTTGTGCTTCATCTGGTAGTTTATCTAAATCAGAAAATACTTTTTTAGATTCTGTTACATAAGTTTCTACATCGTTGTCAAATACTGCATTAACTCTTTTCTCTGAAACTGGATGACCTACTTTGGCACCATATTCCTCGTCTTTAGCAGTTACTAAATG